GCAGAAGAAACTAGAAAAATGTTAAAATCTATGCGTGAGCAAGATGTCAAGGAACATACTGAATTAGCTAACAAAGTATCAGCACTTGAAAAGTGGCGATGGATGTTAATGGGGGCCGGTATAGTAATCGGTTCTATGGGCTTCCCCACAGTGTCAGCACTGCTAAAATAAAAAAAAGAGACTTAGGTCTCTTTTTTTGTAAGTGTCTTTAGTTTTTCCTGCACAACATCAAAGTTTACTGTACTAAACAATCCTGGATGTAATGGCTTAGGATATTGATTATCTCCTACCCATGCATATCCGCAATGTTCTTCATTTAATTTTGGAACAAACTCATCTTCAACTTCACAGAAAAATGTATGATATGTAAATGTATGATTGATAAATTTCTGTATAGGTACTAGTTTTGCATTGCTTGGAAATATTCCTATTTCTTCCTGACATTCTCTAGCAATACCCTCAAAGAGAGTTTCATCATCTTCTATTTTGCCACCAGGAATACCCCAATTGCCTGGGTTCTTGTTGTCAGTACGTAATAGATAAAGGTAGCGATTTGTTTTATTACTATAAAAGAAAACTCCGGCTGATGTATTGCTCATACTATGATTTATCATAGTATTAGATGACGATAGAATAATCCCCTTGATCGTACCAGCCCTCATACGATTTCATCCAAGCGTCATCTACAAAGCGATATTGCACATTTGTAGTAAGGTTTGTAACATATTCTAGCGTCATTTGAGTTGCCATTGTACTATCAAAACTAACAAACCATTCTCCAGTACTAGCGTTGTATTCAATAATATCATTAGCATGTGCAACTACATTACCCCAAGCAACTGTACTTTCTCCCGGTGCACCAATGTTATCTACTAACAAATATCTGCGCCCATTGATTGGTCCAGGCAATCCTGCATTTGGGCCTGTCAATTGAGGGTTGATTACCCCATCGACTGGGTCTAATGTATTTTGTGGTAATGTATCTGGATCAATATTATAGATTAATAACCTATCATCATTTGGATTGGGAACAATGGTGCCCACAATATCACTATTCAAATATGGATTTTGTAACCATATTTGACTAATTCCGGGTTTGATGGTTCCATATACGTTTAACACACTAGACCAGTAAATATCCGTGTCGGGATTGGGAGGTAAATTTAAATCAAGATTACTTGGATTAAATGCTATTGCTTGTGGTAATATTTGTAATGTATTGCCTAACAACAAAATCTTATACCCATAGGGAGTAATTTTTTGTCTAGTCCCTAACAACAAATCATCATCTTGTATATCAGTTAGTGCATTACCTTTAAAAATTGACGCAATAATTTTTTCAATAACACCCATCTTCTTAAGTTTACTTGCTGTGCTGATCCATATTGGCATATAGAATTTCCAACTCATAACATCAATTGGATTACCAGTGCCAACTGGAATACTACGACTACTGAAAGTTAATCCATCTTGGTATACAACACTCAACGAGGTCCAATCAATAAAGTTATCAGTACTTTGTATCTCTAATGCAGGATTAAACAACGTACCTAACTGTTCTATCAATTGAAGTTTTTGATTATAATTTGTAGTCCAAAAATCTACAGTAAGTCTTAATGTATACGGTACTGGCATTAATCTCTCAACAGTAAATGCCTGACCTTGCACAGTTTCATATTCTTGTGTATCACTGTTATAAGAACGTTGCCGAACTTGAATTTTATCAATATATGTAGGGTCTTGTGTTCTGCGTTGATCGTATTCTAATGCAGTAATATAATAAGTTATTAGAGGTGCGCTTGGTAAATTACTGGCACTATTGTTAGCGATGATAGTTGATGCTTGTCTACTGCTATCCCCATACATAACAGGAACACGAACTAATATTTCATTGCCTGCCGGATCTTTACCTTTAGTAACTTGCCAGTTACTGAAGATTTTTGCAAATTGAATTAAGAATCTGCGTACCTGATTGTCATAGAAAAAATCTGCCATTATATACTCTTTATACTACTGGGGGCAACGGGTCTGGTTTTAATGCCAAGATAGTTGACAATGCCTGACGTTGCGGTACATACGTACCGTTTGTAAGTTTAGTTTCTGCCCTATCATTGATAAATCCAGATAATTGTGACTGGTTAGCTTCAGTGAAGCCAGTTTGTGTTCTTACATTGCTTGATATTCTAACCCACATTCTACCATCCCAACGATATAGTAATTGCGGGAAATAATCAATACGTAAAAAGTAATCTCCAACTTGTGGATTTTGCGGGAAACTTATACCAGCTCCTGATAGTGATGCGCCGTCTAATCCAACTGTTCCAGTTGGAAATCCATTTGGTGCAGTACCATCTCCAGTCATATAGCCCCCACTGTAGCCGAAGCTACGCGGACTACTACGTGCAATAAACTGAAATGCCGGATCACAATCTGCTCTATAATCCATTTGTTGATTTATAGTTCCAGTGAATCCTGGAAGTTCTGGGTTAGCATCAGCAGTAGCATATGTATTATCAGCGGTACCATATGGGCCAGTTATTTGACCATTGGATACTACTGTTAATATTGTCTCTCCCCTAACAGGTCCTGAATTAGTATCTGACCTTTCAGGAGCTAATGTTATAGTTTCTAAATGAGTTGTGCCAAATATATCTAATTTTTCATAGCCCATGTCAGCAGTCATATTCCAAATACTTTTTATTGCCGCTTTGGGTATCTTGATTACTGGACTAGCATTTTTATATTTTGCACTACGCACCATCATAACTGTGCCTGTAGTAGTTACAGGCGCTCCGCCGTTTGTATTAACACCAATTGGTGGAGCAGGATTATTTATAGCCCTAGATAATACACCATTGCTGGAATATTCACCGTAAGTAGGAACAATATAGAAATCATTAGAGTTGTAGCCTGACTTGGGTAAAAGTCTTTCTGCTTCTACTAATGCAGCATTATTGATTTCAATGTTTTTATTATACGTAGCAAGAATATCTTTAAGATTATCAGCGGTATCTAATTGCCAATAGGTAGGATCAGGTGGCATAATACCTGCAGGAACGTCAATTAATGATTTATAATTTTTGTCACCGTACGTAATAACATATCCTGCAGGATATGTTTTATCTTTGTCCCATATACCAAGATATGTATCTTGGTCAATTGGTGCATTCAATATCTGAGTAAATTCTTCACTATCAACTAATGGTTCACACTTGATACGCCATAAATGCGGGAACCAAGTTGGACTAAACCCTTCACTTGCATAATTAGCATCGGTAATCTGCATGAAACGTTTTAGTGCAGTTGGTATAGTTTCTTTAAGAGGATTATAGTCAAGCAAGTGAGGTAACTCAATTACATCACCTACCATTAGTTTTCTACCAACTAATTGAATCATATCATTGTAATGAACCGTGATGAATATAATATCGTTGTTTAAGAATAAACCAAACTGACTTAAATCAAAGTCTAAATTCTGTACATTATAATGTCCGCGTAGTCGATAGATGTTTGGATCATAACTTCTGTCACGGTTTTCCAAGAATAATAAGTCTTGTATGTTAGTTGGTGCTAATACATCGTATTGTGGTTGAGTTGCATCTATTGATGGTCCTTGACTTGTTGGGCCCATATACTTGTGTATATACAAATCCGTGGAACCTGCGGTGAACTGTTCTGATATTATCTTATCAAAAAAGTTGTAATCGTTTGTTTTATTGGGACGCCAAAGGCTTAATCTAGGCATATTTAATTTACTTTATCACTTATTTATCGTAAATACTATCTATGCTGAAACTTGAAAAGAACTTATTTTTGATTTTCCCTCCCGGAACCGGAGGAAACCATCTAGCAAATATGATAAGTATGAAACGAAGTTTTAGTCCTAGATTTACCGATATCCCGGAGAAATCAAAAGCAGCAGTTCCAAATATTACATCAGTTAATTCACATGAAGAATATGTAGATGCTATGCTAAAATCGTATCAATTTCATTTTGATAAAACCTCGGCCCCAAATGAAATGCGTTCCCTAGCACATTTTTGTGATTTACAAAATCTACAACTTGAAACTCTAACAACATTTACAGATAAAATACTTAATAATGCTAAAACTTATATATTTTGCGCCCATGCAGTTGAATATGCTATACGTAAATATGAAAAACGTATTGAAGATTTCAACAATAATATCTATTGTGTTTTTTCTTTGCCTACAGAAAAAAATCTATTAGCATTAAATAGAATGAAAAATGGCCCGTGGTACCAAGAAAAAATATTATCAGAATATTATACCAAAGAAGGATTTTCTAATATTGTACCAACATTTTTTTGGGATTTGATTCCAGAAGAACAAAAAGATTCTTATAGAATCAACAAAGATACTATATTTGAAATGGATACGGACCTTTTTTACACCACATCCGGGTATGAATATATAGAGCAAAACTTAAAAGAAAATTTGGGAATAAGATTGCCTAAATGTTGTAAAATAATGCACACTCTATACATAGAACATCAATTAGCGGTAAGTAAGTACAAAGGTTGACATTAAATAGTTCTTGTGTTATACTACTCATTCAATTGAAACTTTGGAGTTAATCAATGGCTACACGCAAGCATACAGACGATCATTTTGTAAAAGCACTCAACCCCCGAGACGCCGATACAAAATATATGGGTGAAGAACCCTTCTTCCCAATTCAGCCCGAACCCGAAGCTAGATTTTCGGCACTTGCTAGAAGTTTTACATGGTATACCCGTTTCTATACTAAAAAAGACGCAAAAGAACTATTGTGTCAATATCTGGATTACAACAAACGAACTGAAGAAGCTAAGTTGGTTCGTAAGGTCCATGAAAGCGAATTTATTATTACATTGTGCTGGGTAGCACGTATGACAATGCGCGGATTAGAATTGACCGAGCATGAAGAACTTACATTACAAAACGATATTGGACGACTTGTCAAATCATTGACAGAAACGGAAATTAAAACTAGTGCGACTAGTATTGTAAAAGAAGAAGTGGTTGCAGTACGTCCTAACATTCAAGAAATTCTGAAAGAAAAGGCACGTGATGCCGCAGGTGAAATGGAAGGCATGATTGACGATTTTGTTACTAAAGGCAAGGCGTCAGAAAAGACAGTTGACATTGTTGCAAAATACAATGTTATGCCACAACATATACCAATCATTGTTGAAATCTGGAAGCGTAAGCAAGATGAATTTCAACGATTAAGTGATGGTGACGAGTCTCTTAAAGAGGGATATGCGTTCCTAGGTAAGATTCAGATTCGTAACATTCTGAAATTTATTGAAGGTGTGCTAGGTGACTTGAACAGTTACATTAGCATTAAGAAAGCAAGTAAGGCTCCGCGTAAACGCAAAGCAATACCTGTTGAAAAAATTGTTGCTAAACTAAAGTATTTGAAGTTGTTTAAGGACGTAGCAGCTAAACTTGATTTAGTTAGTGTGCATCCTACAAAACTTCACGGAGCAAGTGAAGCATGGGTATATGATACCGGTAAGCGTAAATTACATCACTATATTGCTGACGAGTACAGCAAAGTGTTTAGTGTCAAAGGTAACACCTTGCTAGGGTTTGATGCAAATACTAGTGAGATGAAAACACTACGCAAGCCCGGTGAGCAAATCAAAGAGGTGATGGGAAGCAAGCCCGCAGCACGTAAGTATTTTAAAGATATTAAAGCAGTGGGAGCAGTCCCAAATGGAAGATTCAACGAATCAATGATTATTTTGAAAGCGTTTTAAGGAGTTATTATGACAGATAAAATTATAGATTGGTGTACTATACACCGCAAAAAGATTGCATATACAATTGCAGGACTCAATGTGTTAAGCGGGATAAGTTTACTGTTTAGTGGGCAAGACACTAACGGGTGGATCAGCATTTTTATAGGAAGTGTCATTGCACTTGATACATCAACAACACCATGAATATTGACTTAAAGTGTTACCTGATAAATAGTATTATTAGGTAACACTTTATGTCAACATACCCAACCGCTTCTATTCTTTCTACACCCACTGGTCTAACACTAGACGAGTTAAAAGAGGCATTATTCAACAATATTAGATTTCGTTTAGGCGACGGTATTATTGATTTAGAATTGGATCCTCAACATTACGAGGCAGCGTACAATTACGCTATCAAGGTCTATCGTCAACGGGCACAAGCTGCCACGGAAGAATCTTACACACTGATGACCATTGAGAAGAACGTAGATACATATACTCTTCCTGCTGAGTTTATCAATGTGCGTAGTATTTTCCGTAGAACGATTGGTTTAGAAACTGGCCCGTCAAGTAGCAGCTTTGACCCGTTCAGTAGTGCGATTCTAAACACATACCTGTTGAACTATAACTATGCAGGGGGTATGGCAACATACGATTTTTATGCAGGTTATGTTGAGTTAGCAGCACGTATGTTCGGTGGTTATGTAACCTATACATTCAACCCAGTATCTAAAATATTACGTATTGTTCGTGATCCAAAAGGTTCTGGTGAGCGTGTATTAATATGGGCCGACGTACAAAAGACAGAAGAAATATTACTACAAGATCCAGGTGCTGGTGTATGGATTGGTGACTTTATTTTAGCTAATCTTAAACTAATCATCGGTGAAGCCCGTGAGAAATTTGGCACTATTGCAGGTCCAGGTGGCGGCACAACATTAAATGGTACTGCTATGAAAGCAGAGGGTAAAGCTGCAATGGAATTGCTAATTGAAGAATTAAAGAAATATGTAGATTATAGTCAACCATTGACATGGGTACAAGGCTAACCTAAATGCTTTCTATTGTCTTGTTCCTGTAATATAATAAGTCTTATAGGAGCATTACATGATCATAGGTATCACAGGATTAATAGGTTCAGGTAAGGACACTATTGCAGATTATCTAACCACACATCACGGCTTTAAACGAATCAGTTTTGCATCTAGTCTTAAAGATGCCATATCAGTAATCTTTGGGTGGAACCGTGAATACCTAGAAGGCACTACAAAAGCCAGCCGAGTATGGCGTGAACAAAAAGATGAATGGTGGAGTAATCGTTTGGGTATGAATATAACCCCAAGATGGATACTACAATATTGGGGAACAGATGTATGCCGCAATCACTTTCACAACGATATCTGGGTGGCAAGTGTTGAACATAAACTATTAAACTCCAATGAAGATATTGTAATTACAGACTGTAGATTTTCCAATGAAGTAAATGCTATTAGAAACATAGGTGGCATAGCTATCAGGGTAAAACGAGGCCCTGATCCTGAGTGGTATGATTCGGCAGTGTCTTTCAACAGAGGTCCAAATGGTAACTCAGCTTGGGCTCTAAGCAAGAGGAAGTTAGATAAGTTAAAAATTCATGCTAGTGAATACAGTAGTGTAGGGTTAGACTATGATCACATGGTAGATAATAACGGTACTATTGATGAATTGCACAAAACGATGTGCGGAATAATTAATATTCAATCTGTAGATCACCACGACGCCAAGTAACTTCTTTTTTTTTAACAACTTCTATACAGTTTAGACAAATGCTGCGTAGATTAGTTTGTTCAATATGTTCTAAATTTCCGTCAACGTGAAACACAGTTATCTGTGTTGAGA